TACAACACTGTTGTATTCCTTTTGTGCTGCTTCGATATTTGCAGAAATAAAGTCGGCAATCTCTGTATCGTCTAATGAGCCATCGTACAAATCTTCTATCGTACGTTCTACTGGAACTTCGTGATATAATAAGTTTCCTTTCTCATCGGTAGGTATTGCTTGCTGCTGTGGCTCTGCTGTCTCTTCTTGCTGTGGCGTTGCTTCACTTTGTGGAGAGTTCACCTCGCTTTCCTTTTGTACTGGAGCTTCGTTTGCAGAACTTTCATTTGCTGTACTTTCGTTTACAGCACTTTCTGTTTGTTCTGTTGCTGCTGGAACTTCAGGTGTTTGTGGTATAGCTTCTGTAGAGTTACTTTCTGTTTGCTCCTGTTGTTGTGGTTGCATTGCAGTGAGTTCCTCTGCTGTGTAAGTCTTGCCACCAGGATATGCGTCTGAAACAACAATAATGCCATCGGGTGTAACATCTTGTACGCTGCCGTCTATAAGGTTTCCATCTTTGTCTTGCACCTTTACAGTGTCGTTGTAATGGAAATTGCGAACACCGTCTATTTTTGCGGCTTCTGTCTCTGCTATTTGTTGCGTTGTCTCTGCTGCATTGTTAGCCTTGTAGGTAGCTGCATCAATAGGAGTATCTACACTTTGTAGGTCTTTTATATTGAGCATTTCCTTTTTCCCACTCTCCGTATTGTAAACGACAATATCGTTGTCGGACTTTTCGGTGTCTATGCTCTTTCCATCGGGAGACATTGCCACGTTTCCTGAAACAACATATACTTCCTGGTCTCCATTTTTGAGAGTTGCACGAATGATAGTGCCGCTATCCTTATGAGTGAGATTATCTATTTCTGCATTGGCTTTATTTACAGCTGCCTTTATTTCGTCCTGTACACGATTAATCATACCATTGTATGCGGTGCGTGCAATGATATATTTAAGTGCTGTTTCTCTCTGTTCTTCTGAATAGGACTTGTAAGCGTTGCTTTCTTTGAATGCGTCTACATCTTCGACACCGTCCAATGCGTTTAACTCGTCCTCGCCTAAAAGTTCTGCTGCGTGCTTTTCTGCTTCGTCGAGCGAGGTTTTGACTTCATTCATCTGTGCATCACGTGCGTTCTGTCCGTTTTCATAGGCAGACTGTACTTCCTGCTGTTCAGAAGAGATGTTATCCTCGATGGCGTTTTTGAGTTGCGAAATATCATTACCACGTTTAATATACGTATTAACAGTATAGTCTACAATGGTTTGTTTTTGTTCTTTGTTGAGTTTTTCACTATCTATGTAAGATTGCAGTAAATTTCCTGCCTTGTCATCGGGAGCGTTGTCTATCTCGCTCTTTATCTGTTGCCAACGGTCAGTGCCAAAGATAACATCTGCATAGCTATCTGCATCGTTGATAGCGGTATTTAGTTTGCGGTTGTTGCGAATGTAGCTGCCCACACGTGCTCCACTGATGATACCACAACCTAAGCCTACACCTAAAATAATATCGGTGTTTACTTTCTTGCTGAAAACGCTGTTGTCATCGTTAATGTCAAGATTAAGGTTTAAATCGCCTACAGTGAATGCGTTTTCAAAGTTACCAACAATTTCTTCTCCAACCTCACCAAATAAACCGTTCCACTCTGTGTTCTTTGTGAAGCGGTTAAAGCTTTTCATAATTTGCTTGTTGTTAATACCTGTAAGGAAATCTTTCGTCTTACTCAAGCCCCACTTATCCATAGCCTTTGCCGCACCCTTTTGCGTAAAGTTTGCCAAAGGTTTGAGGTATTCGCCAAACAATTCGCTTTGGTTTTCAATGGTCTGTGCCGTGAATGCTTCTGCAAAAGCTCTACCACCACTCTTTACGTTTGTACGCTTGCCGCTGTAGACGATGTTTCCTTTGCTATCGGTGGCAGCTTCCAAATCACCAGTCATACGTTTATGTGTATCGGCTGCAACGGCAGGCATATTGAAGATGGTGGTCATTGCAGCACCTTGCGCCACGTCTCCAACAAAACGTCCTGCGAGTTCTCCTGACTTAATAACAAACTTGCCTACGGCTTCTGTGGCGTATTTGCCGAATGCTTTTTCGAGTTGTGTTCTGCAATACTTCTGTGCTGCTGGTCCTACTCCCTTTACAGGACTAAAGGCAAACTGTGCCATAAATGGTACCATCTGTATAGTTGTGCCTGCTGCTCCATACAATCCGCCCAATGAATCTCCGTGCTTGCCCATTACGGCATTTTTAAGGGCTACGCCATTTAGCAGTGCTTTCTGCGCTGCCGTTGCACGGTTGTTTGCGTAGGCGTCAGCTGCTGCCTTTATGACTGTAGCGTCCTTAAGGTCAGTAAAACCGAAGTCCCACGTGCGAATATCGGTTGCGGTTTTTGCTCCGCCCCGTAAAATCCGTCCAAATGCGTTCTTAATTTGATTGGTGAGACCGTCCGTCTTCCTTGTACGAAGAATGTTATCCTCGCTGATGGCTGCTTGTGCATCGTCTGCCATACGTTGCATAGCTTGTCCTGTGCGCATAAGTTCTTCGGCTTCGGGGTTGCGCTTTATGCCCTCTGCTTCGTCGTATGCGCTGCGTCCGCCACCCTCTACAGGAATAAGGTCCGCCCACCACGGACGGTCTTTGTAGTTAGGGTCGTGCAGCCGTTCGCCCTGCTCCTCCAGCCGTTCGCCCTCGGCTCTCATTGCATCGACTTGCTGCTGGAGTCTTTCTTCTTCTGCTTTACGTTGCCCGAAGACTTCTACAAGCTGTTGAGTTTTCTCGTCTCCGCTATGTATTCCAAAGTTGATATTGCCAGTGTAGCCACGCTCGTTTTGCAGTTTACGTTGCAATGCTGGCTTTAGGTAATACTCTACAAAGCCTTGTGTGTTGTCAAGTCCTAATCTGGTGGTTGTATCTTTGAGTTTCTTTTGAAAACCTTTATCGTAATACACTTCTTTCAGCGCATAGAGTGGGTCTCCGTTGTTCATACGGCTGTACAAGTAATCAGCCATATTGTTTGCAACATTCTGCGAATAAAGACCGTGTACTAAAGTCAGTGCTTTTTCTGCCTGTTCGTTGTCGAGTCCCATAGAGCGAGCCATATTTACAGCTTCGGCAATTTTTTTGGGGTTGTCTTTCTTGTATGCTTCATCGTAAACTATATAAAGGTTGTCTATGACTTCGCCAAGGTTACTGTCAGTACCATACATTTTAATTGGCTGCTGTGCGTCGGGTATATGGCTTGCAACATTGTAGTTCTTGCCAACATTAGACAAGAAAGCGTTTTGCGAATTGTAGTCTTGTGGCGCAACAAAACCAGTACCTTGCTGTACGCCTTTCAGAATTGGCTGTGCATCGGTAGGCTTGCCTACATTTGGAGCAACAAAACGTGGGTCTATCTTTGCAGGCTTTACAGGTTTTATTTCTTCCTCTTGCTGCTGCTCTGCTCGTGGCTGCTGATAAACCATATTAGAAAAGCTGTCGTAGTCTTTTACATCTGCAAACTCTTTTCCTTTGAGTGTGTTATAAACAAGTTTTCGATTGTTTTCGTCTGCCATACTTTCGGCAAACTCTTGTTCTGACCCTAAATCGTTATAACCCTCTTTGGCTAATGCGTTGTAAATAACCTTTATGTTGTTCTTTATATCTGGCATACGTATGTTATTTTTTTTATTTTAATCCTAATATCTTTTTTCCTTTGTTGTGCTTTAACCCTAATGACTTGCCATTATTGATTTCTGTATAGCCGTAGTTGTCAATAAGATACTGCTTTGCTTGTGGTGTATAGTTGGCAAGTTTAGCAATGATGTCGCCCTTTTTTAGTGAGCCTAAATTGACGGCATTCTGATTTTTCTTGTCTACCCAACCCCTGTTTACAGCGTATTGATAAATGGCATCTTGTTCCATCTTTGAAAGTTGTTTTTTCCGTCCGATGGTGAAATTCCTGCCGCTGATATAATACATATCCGATGCATCTACACCTCCGCTGTTTTTCCCTCCGCCTTTTGAGCGTGAGATGTTGTTTCTTTCTCTGCTTAATCCCTCCACAGTTCTATTGTGGCGTGCTGATTCTGCATTGGCTGCACGCTGGTTTGCAAGCTGCTCTTTTTTCAATGCTGTGTCTGCCTCGAATTTCTTTTGATTGAATTCCTGTTGAGCCTTTTTGTATTCTGCATCGGCTGCTGCTTTGTCGGCTGCAGTCTGCGCTTGTGCTCTTCTGATTCCTATCTCTTCCAACTTTGCTTTTGCCTGCTCTTCGTAACGTTTTGCTTCTCGTGCGTCTTTTGCTGCATCAGCTGCTTCCTTGCGTGCTATCTCACGTTCTTTCATATTCATTTCATAATCACCTTGCCGTGCACGCAAGATAGCATTGTTGTAGCGAGCCTCGTTTTCTTTACGTACTTGCACAAATCTATCGTAACGCTCCTTTGCTTTGCCACTCAACGAACTATCGGGAGTACTCATATCGGGAGCGTATTTGCTTGTATGATACAAGTTTGAGAGTGCCGAAACACCATCACCAATAGCCGATAGTATTGCCCTGCTGCGTTCACGCTTGCGCTGCCGTTCCTCTTCTTCAGGAGACGGCTTGCCACTTTCGTAAAGCGTGCGTGCTATTTGCTCCAAAGACATTCTTTGATAAGGATTGTTTTCTTGTTCAGAGTTATTCTCTTCTGCTGTTGGTGGAACGTCTTTTGGCAACCAGCTACTGATGGGTGCTGGCTGTGGTATTTTCTCTATGGGTTGTACTTCTCCTGGCATCGGTTGAGGCGGAGCTGTTGCTGGTTGTGCTGCTGGCTGTGGCGCACTTACTTCGCCTTGTGCTGGCGGTACTGTGGGTGTTGTGCCTGTTTGTTGTGGTTGTGGTGTTTGTGTAGGCTGTTGTTGAGTGGGTGTAGGCGTTGATACTCCACTCCCTCGCCTACGATTTCTTGCACCACTTGTATTCATTATATCTGCTAAAGAACTCATATAACTATATAACCTATTTAAACATAAGGATTTTCTTCTTGTTCGTCTTGTTTTGGTTTAATGGGCTTCTCTGTGCCTTCCATATAAGATGCAATGTCTGATGCAGCACGGCTAACTCCCTTAACGGCATTGGCTATGTTCTGTGCACGATTAACTTCTAAGTTTCCAAGTTGTGCATTCAGGTTGTCTTCTCGTTGTTGGTACTGCTGTTCGATGGCATCTTTACGAGCTTCGCCCATTGCGTTAATGTTGCTGACTGCGTTACTCATTGCGTTTGCGTCGGCTGCCTTTTGCGCTGCAACACTTTCCTCTGTACCTCCAATGACGGCTTGCGTACCTGCTATATTCTCACTATTGCGTTTAAGGTGTTCACGCAAATTAGAAAGTACGGCTTGTGCTTCGGCTCGCTGCGTTGCATCTTCGTTGTAGCGTCTATCGTACCAACTTTTGTTTTCTTGTTTTTGCTGATTGATTTGCGCTTTATATTTGCGCATAGCTTTTGAGGCTTTGATACCTCCAAAGATACTGCCTGCTATTTTGAGACCTGCTCCTATTGCTGTTCCTAACATATTGCTTTGCTTTGTGGAATTAATACTTATAATAATGCGTCAAAATTAAAACAATACCTTTGCTTTTGGTTTTTAAGTATTAACACGCAAAGAATATGAAAACAATAAAAAAGGAAACAGAAAAAGAAAAAGGAAAACGAAAAAAGACAGGTGGGCGTGTGAAAGGAACACCTAATAAGCTTACTGCTCTTAATAGAAAAGCTATTGAGGGGGTGTTAGCGGATTATAATAGAAGTGGGCTTTTTACACAAGACTTTCTTTCGTTAGAACCAAAAGACAGAATTACGATAGCAGAAAGATTAATACAGTATACAACTCCAAAGATGCAAAGCACTACTGTTGATTTAGCTGCAGAGAATACAGAATGTACTATTGATATAATGTTGAGAAAATTAGCGGAGGAAGAATAAAGGAATATGATAGAAAGAATATATAAGCTATTTGAGCGGTTGGCAAGCATTGGAAGCGATAAATATCTACATTTCATTGTGGGTATGATGGTGGCAGCCATTATGCGTCTACACGTTGGAGCATTAGCAGCATTGACAGCCGTTGTAATAGTAATGATAACAAAGGAATGTGTAGACCACTTTATACGCAAAGAGAACTTCGACTTAACGGACGCACTCGCAGGCGTAATGGGTGGTGTGGTAATGTTAATATTAATGATATAATATGGCAAACTTTACAATAGGAGAGCTGTGCACCTCAAAGGTGGCACAAGAGAAAGGAATAGATAACACACCTCCAGCAGTGGTTAGGGTGCATCTGACGGAAACTATAACACTACTGGAAGCGATACGTGCTGAATGGGCAAAGTATTGCGAGCAGTACAATTTGGGTACACCGTCTTTGATAGTGTCAAGTGGCTATCGCTCGCCTGAACTAAATAAAGCTGTGGGCGGTGTGAAGAATAGTGCGCACGTTGCAGGCTATGCAGCGGACATTGTGCCAGCCAATGGCAAGCAGGACGTATTCGAGCGTTTTATGGCATATAGTTTTAGCAAGCGTGGCTATCTGTACGACCAAATCATAATTGAAAAAAATAGCAAAACACGTTGGGTACACGTGGGATATAAGAAGCCTGATGGTAGCCAGCGTAGACAGTGTTTCAAACTAAATGTATAGATATGAATAGACTAATAGGAGCAATATGGGGCGTGCTGATATGCACCCTAATTACACTTTGCAGCTGCAAAACAAAGAAAGCCGTACAGGTGGAGAATGTAAAGCGCACTTTCGATAGTGCGCAAACAGTAAAGGAACAGGCAAGCGTGAAGTACTCACTCGTGGACACATCACGTGTAGACGAATATACAACGCTTGTAAGAGAGTATATATTCGACACGCCCTATTATGGCAATGAAAGCTGTTTTGCTCACGACAATAATTCGCCAATGGTAGAATACAAAGGCGATGGCAGCGTCATAATTAATCACGGCTTAAAGAGCATTAAGGAAACAAAGATAAGCCGTAAGAACGAAAAGAAAGGTGTAAGCGTGCAGAAAGATAGCACAGCAAACAAAGTAGTAAGAACGAAAGTACACGCCACCGAGCAGCACAAGCAAAAGCAACGCCACGTAGAGCAGATAGCCGTGTCGAAACCTTTCGACTTTTGGCAGCTAATAGTAGGTGTAAGTGTGTTGTTTGCCATAGCCATAGCTTTATACTACCTTTACAAGCGAGTGCCAAGCGTGCGAAATGTGGTGCAGAGAATAAGAGATAGAGTAAGGAAATAGCCATAATGATGTAAACGCAAAAAGCCCCACTATCCATCACGGACGGTGGGGCTTACTACATAATTATGAATTGAAAAGAGTTTTTATATATCTGTCCAATATCTGTCCAAATATTGGACTATTTTTGGACTATTTTAGTTCTGCTTAGTCAAAGCGAGTTCTTTTGCGAGTTTGTTAAGTTTCGATAGGCTGATGCCTAACGTTTTGGCAAGGTCTATGTTTCGTGTGGTTGAGTAGCTGCTTTTTAGATATTCCATTTGTGCATCTGTGAATTGCAATGGTTGGAACGGCTTGCGGTTGTGGTTCATTTCGGCACGGTCGGCTTCCAACTGTATGGTGGGGTTGAGGCTTAGAGCCTCTTTGCCACTTTGGTTTATACTTTGCTCCGACACTATTTTTGTTTCTATAATGTTCAGAGCAAGCCGACAGTTGGGGTCATCGTTTAATCGAATATCGGCACAATCTCTACAAAGCACGTCCGTAAGATTGTCCCACGCAGTAAACACTCCGTCTAATCGGGCGGTTCTGTATGTTTCTTTGAAATTTATGGGTGAGACGGATGGCAATTCTTTTATGAATCTATCGAACAGCGTAACACAGTAGTGCAGCATTTCGTAGGTGCAAAGAATGTACGACTTCAGTTCGCTATCGGCTATCTTTCTTTTGTCCAACACTTGTTTAATGGCAAGTCTGAAACGGAAAACATCGGGTTTCAGCCGTTCCTCTAAGTCGTCAAGATAGTCCATATAGAACTGACGTTTGTCCAGCTGTTTATTGCGCATATCGTCCATATTTTGGCGGTCGAAATTGTTATATCTCTTCACTGCCAAATGTGCGTTGTGCTTTGCCTTTCCTTTGTATTGGTTTGTTTTGGAAAGCAAGTTTATGGTGTCGAGCATAACAGTTTGCGCCACGCTGTTTGCTCCGCCTATTATCACGTGGAATAGGGCAGAAATATGGTTTAGCGTTTCGCGGTTCTGTTGCCACGCTTGCGCTAAGTCTGTCTGCTTTATTCCTGTGAATGGGGTTTGCGGTTTAAATACGTTCATTATACTTTCTCTTTAAAGCGTCTACCGACCGTTTAAAGAATCGGTAGACAGTTTCCTCGCCATATTTGGCTACTAAAATATTGTATTGTTCCGTTGTCATATTGTTCTGTGTTTTTACATCTATGGATATACGCTCGTACATCTAGGGATATACGAGCGTACATCTATGGATACAGATTTGCGTGTCTATTCTTTGGTGGCTCTTTCCCACGCTTCTTTGCCAAACACTTGCCACGTGCCGCCACTGAATTGCACCAGCACGGTGCCTACAGTGGCTATCAGTCTGCCCTCCGTACAGCTGCGATACAGCTTAATGTATGGCTTTCCGTTTTCGCCCTTATCTATGCTTTCAACGCACGGCAGGCGAAATATGTCGTTAAGATTTCGCCCATCAAAGGCGATTGCTTGTTTAAATTTCATCGTTGTTTTTCTAATGCTAAAAAGTTAATCACGGTGGGTATCAGGCTGATTATCATTCCTATGAAAGGAAGATAAATGTCTTTATAATGATGGTGAGATATTGCGCCCATTAGGGTAACTTACCACATAATGGTTATGAATGTCCATAGCCAAAAGTTAAGTCTTGTCCTATTCATTTTCTTTCAATTCTTTAATTAGCGCATCGGCATACTTTACAGCTACCTTTGCCACTTCGTCTGCTTCCATTTGCCACGACTGTGCCATCAGTGTTTGCATATTGGCAATGGCAGCGTTAATTCTTACTTTATCCCAATCTGTAGACTGGCTATCTGCTCTCTCCAGTTCTTCGGGTTTGCATATCCACACATCGCCCTCGTTGCCCTCGAAATCGAGGTCCACCATGCCTGATTTAAGGTTATCGAGCGTGGAATATAAACCCACAACTGTCATTGGAAACCGTGTACCAATTTCCTGCACACGGTCGCCAATTTTTAGTTCTGTTATGTTCATTCTTTTATTTCTTCGTGGTAGTTTCTTAATGTTTCCTTTACACGCTTTGCAGCCTCTTCCGCTTGTTCTTCGGTACGGAAGTAGTTGCGGGCTGAATAGTGTTTGTTACAGAGGCTACTCCAACATTCTTTAATGTACAGAACGTCTAATAACGAGTCTACAAAATAGTATTTTACCCCGACATCTGCTCTCCACCTAATCTTTTCGACTTTCTTTTCCTCGGCATTCCATCGTAAGCCTTGTGCTTTCATTTTATCGAATAGGGCTTGTTTTTCATCTTCAGTGGCAAGACGAAATTTATTAGTAAACCAATCATCAGAATTTGAGCCCCTTGCATTATTAAAGTAATCACTAAATAATAATTTAGAATTTTCTCTGTACTTTTTAAAAATAAGCATTCTATTTGTATTTATTGAGTGCAAAATATCACCCTCTTTGAACTCTTCTTGCTTCTCCTCGATAATAGTAATTAAATCATCTTCGATAATTGCTTTGCAACCCTCGGGGATATTAAGGCTATCCCCTGCCTTTAATGTTATTTCCATAATTATTTACTTTTTACGTTTCTTTTTTCTATTACTTGCATAAGGTGTTGAACCTGCACGCGACTTGCTTTTCCTTTTGTTTAATAAGAAACTGCAATCAATCATTTCTACAGGATTTATTGGAATGACATATTCCATTCTTAATTCGTCCATACTCTAATCAATTAATTCAAAACTATACGCTACCACGAATGGGTTACTCTCCCACGTGCCTTTGCCGCTGATTTTGTCAATGAGTGAAGCAAAGGCTTGGCGTGGAAATGGAAACAATTTCAAACATCCAGAAGCCGTTTCGCGATGCGCTTCCTTTTCACAATCCTTAACCTTAACACCTTCTGCATAAAAGCCTATTGATGCTCTTTTTACACCCTCACGCAAACATTCTTTACCAGAGATGTCTTGTAAGCGTTCCATCTTGACTTCTGTAATTTTGATGTGGTGGGGCATTAGATCGGCACGGACGAACATCTTATTATTCCAACCTGCTGACTCCGTCATAAACCCATTCCCAACCATTTCAAAGTCAGCATTAGGGTAAACTTCTTTGTAGCTTTGCGCTATGGCAACAATCTCGCCAACTTTATAAGGCAGGTGCTTTGCCGTTTCCTCCCAAGAACCAAGCGGCACACTATCTCTTAGTACTCTCCTTGTCATTGTCTTTGAGCCGTTCAGCACCGCCAGCGTGAGGCAGTACTTATCATTAAACATTATCTTTTTCATACGCTTATTTTTTTTATAACACTCGCACTTTGTATGTGGACACTCCTTAAATCTTTCATTGAGGAACGACCAACAGTCTATTGTGTCCACCCCATCTATACAATGGCAAATAGGGTGGGTGCAATTCTTAGGGGTTAGTATTTTCTTCATATTTATTCGGGATAATCTGTAACGTTTCCGATGACCTTAACACCAATAATAGAATCGCCAAGTTTATAACCGTTTGTATCAAAATAGGACTCGTGGTCTACGGTCGCTTTGAACTCGTCAAATTCTTCGGACTGAATTCCACAATTTGATATTGGTAAAGGACAATATGTTTCGTCATCTACACAAAAACTACCGTCTATGTATTTTACCTCGCATTCTTTCTTTATCAGTTTGATTCCATATCCTTGTACAGCGAGGTCGCAGTCAGGATTAATACAATAGATTTCTTTTGTGTAGTAACTAATTATATCCCCCTCAAAGATTTTCTTTCCGTTTTTGTCTTTCAGTCCTGTGTACTGTCCGAGAGTTTCAGCTTTCACGGGTACGTAATAGAGAGTGTACCTGCCCTCTTTCTTTATATACTTTTCGGACTTTACAACATCTGTGAATATGGCTACTATCTCGTTTCCAAGTTCATCTTTACATTGCTGTAATCCTCTGCCATAGACCCACTCGTCATTGTCTACTCTTTTTCCTCTAAATATTATTTCTCTGTTCATTTTCTTTTAATATTTTTTCTACTTTTTCTATGTTCTCTTGTAGACTATTTACAATCTCGTATTCCTCCTGTATAATAGCCAATGTCTTTAAATTTCTCATATTCGCCAACAACGAAAGCAGTTGATATTTATACATCATTCGTTGATTAGCAAACAAATTATCTATTCTCTTGTTTAGCTTTATGTACTCTGTAATCATTTTCGCAAACCCTAAGCAAACAAGCGAAAAAGCCAAAGCAATTAATAAATTAGTAAATACTATCATAGTCTAATCTTCTATTTTGATTGGTCTTCCATATCCGTCCATAGCTCCTAAGACTATGATATTTCCGTTCTCTACTTTGAAACCAGCTTTAACGTTGCCGTCAAAGTCAATTTCGATAATGCCGCTTTCGTTTGGTTTGTTTGTCCTTTTCATATTACTTTTCTATTTTTAATTTCTTAGATATTTCGCACTCTCCGTTACTATTTATATAGTAGTAAGGTCCTTCAAACATCACACTATCCTTGCATATATCGTTAATTGTTATTCCATTCATTCGGTTGTATCTTTAAAGTTAAATTTCTGTTGTAAATATTTCTCTGCATACCACTTCTTGTATGACTTACCACTTATCCACCAATCAAACATATCGTCAGGGGACAAGTCGTGGCACACAAGCCCTTTTTCCTTTAGTTTGGCGCACGCTTTTACCCAATTCTTTTTAACGTGCGGATAATCTTTTATTTCTCGCACTTTCTGTTTGAAAGAAGACATCGGACAACAGATACAACCAATACGCCTATATCCGTTATCGTATAAACTGCAATGTTCTATGTTATTAGCGTTAAGGAACGTCCAAACATCATCGTCAGTCCAATACAGAATAGGACTAACAACTATCTTTTCCTTGCCATTTCCCATACACTGTACAAGGCTTTCCTCGTGTTCTGAAAATTGGTCAAAGTTCCATTGCTTGCGTTTCTTTGGATTTGCATTCATACTCTCAACGATTTCTCGCTTCGACCGCCTTACGCTTTCGGCTTTTCTCACGCCTATTAATGTTACATATCCTGCGCCTGACGTTTCTTTGTATTCAGCACAACACCATCGTAATCGCATTGTAGGTAATATGCCCTTTTTGACTGCCATATTATAAATGCTCATCTTTGGCTTTATCATTTTGACTTCGGGATAGTTCTTTCTAACAAAGCGAATCACTTCGGGAGGATCAACGCTTGTTAAATTCATGTGTGCTTTAAACTTCACACCTGCCATAAGTGCAAGGTGGTATAACACTTGACTATCTTTTCCACCACTAAAGGCTAACCAAAAACCATCATCGTTCATTGATAGGGCAAGCCGTTCAGCTTTCTGCATTACCTTTATGGAGTAGTCAATTTTCTTCTGTAAACTTGGTGTTATTCCGCCCATAGTTAATTATTTTATAAATTCAAAATTAGCTTGATGGTGAGTAAAATCACCATCACCGAATATGGTTACAGAATAATACTTACCATCTTCAAATATAAATTCCAAATAGTTTTCATCTTGGAAATAAACATATACATTTTGCGGTAACTCATTTTCTATAAAATCGTATGCACTTTCTATATTATTAGCGTGAGAAACTTCCGTTTCCCAATGATACGAACCATTTTGAATGTCTGATATTGATACCATACTGTTTTAATCTTTAATGTTTCTCTTTACTCTCCAAATAAGCACAAATTGCTATACACCATATTGCTACAGATACTAATAAATAAGTTACTCGCATAACAGCATCTACACTCGTTACCCACACTATATCCCAATTAACAAAGGCAAATGCCAAATAGCAAACTATAAGAACAATGCCAAATAGTAGCGATAATTCTTTTATCATATCTCCTCCTCCTTTTCGTTATACGGACGTGAAATCCATATAGGCTCGGACTTAATAAACCAACCCTCCCGCAACAACTCTGCACGTGATTTTGGCTCGGTCATTTCAAAGGATATACTCTTTCCACAACGAGCGCAATTACATTCCTTTATCACTACGTATTTGTGCTTAGGTCTAAGTAGCGGGGCAGCGTACATTTCCTCGACATGTACGTGTCCGAATAGTCTGCAAATTAGTTTCTTAATCATAATTCTTCAATTTCAAATTCTGTTTTAGGAACTCTACATATCAAGTATAAATCATCAGGCTTTAGAGTAGGAAAGAACTTTGCATACCCCTTGTAAAGTCTGCCTTGTTCATTAAGTGAAATATACACAAAGGTATCTTTCCCGTTTAATACATTGTTCTTTGTCAGATAAACTTTACCCGTTTTCGACAAGTTATTTCCGTTGCTTGTGGGTTGATAGTACAATCCACTCGCTTTATGTTTAATTCTATAGGGTTTCATAATTTCCTAACTAATGTATTCATCTAATAACCTACCATATTTTGTTTCGTAATAAGTATAAATATCGCCATCATAGCGTTTATAATCATCTACTCTTCCTAAAACTTGTTCATGTACATATCGCAGCCACTTTGTTTTAAGTGGCACATCATTTCTGTACTCCTTGCAAGCCTTTTTAATTTTGCGTGGGATAATTTTACTCATAACCTTAGTACTTGTTTAATACGTTCCCGATAATCATCATTGGCAGCGTCCATTGCCTCCTCTAAGGTATCGTACCATTGGATTGGCGTTTCGTAGGAGGTCGCAAATGCGTATCGTAGTTCATCTACTGATGCTGATTTATAGATATGATAGATAAACTCAAATATGCCATTGTCAGCAATCAAACTTTCTCGCGACTCCTTAAACAGAAGTCTTGGCATATTCTCCACCACGCTATCACGCCCTGCCTCGAAAGCGTATCTAATGTCATCGAAGTTAAAACAGGGTTCATCTGTAAAGCAGGGAGCATCGTCCCCATTTACACGGTGATACTCTTTCTCTGCGTATTCTTCTGCTAAATCTTTCATAGTCCCAACCTTTCCTTTACTTTCTGTTTGTAAACATTGTTCGCAAACTCTTTCGCCTTTGATAAGGTAGGGCGAGTACACAATGTTTCGCTGTTATAAATTACGACAAACCCACCTTTCAAAAGCGGACAAATAGAGAATATACCAACGAAAGTATTCGCCAGCATTTCATACTTTCCAACCGTCCAATTTAACGGCTTTATGCCTTTGTAGGCATCTTCCAAACCTGCTTTGTACGTATCTTCGATTAGACGCAATACAAAGTTCCTATTAGGTGTATTTCTCTTTACGCCTCTTACTTCTTCCATATAAGAAGCGCATAATTTATTCATTGTTTCTGTTTTCATAACTTTTATTGTTTATTGTTTTATTAAATATTTTATCTAAATGATGGTTCGTGAGCAAAGTTTACAACGTGCATCATCTCTTTAAATCTATCAAGTAGACGCTGGTCGTAATACTCTCCAATCTCTTTTGAAGTAAGATTAGATGTTGTTATCGTGCAAAATTGCTTTTGATAGCGATAATGTATAACATCTGTAACTGCCGTAACAGTATCGCCATAGTTAAGACTTTCGCAAGGTTCTGTGCCTAAATCGTCTATACATAGTATCTCTATGTTCTTTAGAAGACGAAATGCCGTAGTTGCTTTTTCGTTTTCCTTTGTCGGATTGTTGTCAGCTTTAGCAAGCTGCACAAGCTCCTTTGCTGTTACAATTCTGAAACCGCTGTACGGTGGCTCTCTATTCTCGCAACGTTCCCCTAAGTGGAGATAGAAATACAATGACTGCAACGCCAGCACAAGAGCTGTTTTTCCATTGCCTTTATCGCCACAAATAAACAACCCAAATGTTGTTTCGTTTGATGTCAGCCACTTAGCGACATCTAATATATGCTGTTTATATTCTTTGCTATCAACAAATTTTCTCATTCGTGCTGCAACTTCTGCTTTACAAGCTGCATACAGCATAGCATATACTTGTTCTGTTGTATATGGTATTCTAAAACGTGTCGGTATATTCTTTCTTTTTAGAAGAAGTGAGAACATTGCTTCTACGTCTATTTTTTGTTTCTTGTCTATTGCTTTCATTGTTTTGCATTTTTCTTAACCAATTATTGAAGTGTTGTTTTGCATCTCTGATATTGGCGTGTTCCTCTATTCCATCTGCCAAACATTGCAGTTTAAAATCGTCCAACTTGTTTATTAATACATCTTTTGGTAAGTGATGCAATGTTTGTAAGTTGTCGAGCCATACACAGGATAGTTTTAGTTCTTCAATTTCTTTATCTATTCCTGTAGTGTTTTTTTGTTTGACAGATTGTTTGTTTTCTATGCAACTGTAATCTTCTATGGCTATAGAGTTGTTGCATAGCTTAGAAATTCTTAGGTATCGTTTTTGAATGCCTTTTGATGTTAGAATTTCTTCTTTGTATAAATATTCAGAATTGAACAGCCCCACTTTAGCACAGCAAATTACAACTTCCTTTACGAAAGCTACATCTAAATTTAAGGCTTGCATAACAAGTTGTACTGTGGTCTTATTCCACGATATATAATATCCATTACGATATATTTCGCATAACAGATAAACATATACTGTTGCTGCTTTTGCTCCCTGATATTGTATAAGCTTTTGTACTTTAGCATCTTGGAAGATGCTAATTTCGATAGGGTAATAATCAATATCCATTTTAGTAAAATTTAAGGTAACTTTCTACTTCATTTATAAATTCGTCTAACGAATGGCAAACGATATATTTATATTCTCCCTGCTCCGTTACAAGTTTCTCCCATTGTTTTTGCGATGGGCTTTGCTTGCCTTTTGCAGTTTTCATTTCAATGAGCAGTGCACTGTAAAACCTATTGGGAATAAGCAGTATTAAGTCTGCCACACCTGCCACAACGCCCTCTTCTTTGAGTATTGCAGCTGTGCGTGCATCTCGTTTACCTCCATTTGGAACAGCAAATAGGCGACCTTGTAACTTTCTATGCTTTAAATTAAACCACCGCACGCAAGAACATTGTATGCGGTGTTCCTCATTAGAGGGTGATTTGCGCTTGGCTTTCTGTTGAGCCAATGCTTGTTCAAAGGAAATCATTTTCTTTCAAACACGTCCATTATAGGTGTTTCAGAAATGGAAACCACCTCGTAATCAATCATTGTCTTGTCCATAACCTCGCTTACGTATTGGCGAGCCTTGTCAAGAGTTGCTGCCTGCATAAGATAGACAACGTTGGACCGTTTCTCTCTCTCCGTCTTTTCGTCAATGGTAATGAATGCGAGTTTTGCACGATACCATTTATCATCGCTGTCGGCATCGCTGAAAAATATTTCTTTATATGATGCACGAGCAATCGTCTTAACGTACATATCGCCACTTGCAAGCTGTCCTACTTCCTTTAATATACGTTCTTCGCTCTCGGTGAAATCGAATGCTTCCAAAGCATACACTTCGGCAACTGATTTCTGACAACCCTCTTCTGTTGTGCGTAGATAGCGTACTTTGATTTCAAAGAAATCTGCTGTTTTGCTTCTCATAATTCTGTTAAATTTATTTCTACTCCTTTTTTAGCAGCTACTGTGCGTTTGCCTGTTGCTCTGCGGACCGCCCTTACAAATTCGGCTTCGTTGCTGTTACCGTCTGACAGGTGCAGCAGTACAATGTGTCTTGTTTGATTTAAGTCGTTGCGCTTTAAAACGCCTATTGCGTTGGCAATGCTTAAATGGCTCAACATTAATCGGTCTCTCATAACCGCTGGCACTCGTCCGCTGATGATATTGCTGTTCAATATCTCGTCCGAATAGTTCGCTTCTATGAGCCAATGGTTAATGCCATTGAAATTGTAGGGCACTGCATAGGTATCTGTTGCAAAGAACAGTTTGCCAAACTCTTTGTGCCATACAAGGTAGCCCACACACGGCACATCGTGGTACACATTGAAAGGTATAACTTTGAAGTTGCCTAACTTGTAGCATTTGCCGTGTTCTGCAGCTTTAGCACTGTAGCCTAAATTCTTTGTCTTAATAGTTTCTTCGGGCGCAAGCAATGGTATCGCTGCATCGGTGTACTCCTTTGCGAATGCTGCGTGGTCTCCGTGCTGATGCGAAACCAAACAGCCGACTACCTTTTGAATATTCCAGTTTAAAACCTTTTTGGCTTCCAACAGCGGTAGTCCTGCTTCTATTATCAAGGCTTCGCTGTTGTTCTGAATTACGTAGCAGTTCCCTTTGGAGGAACTGCCAATGCAAGTTAATACCATTGCTTTACCTTTTATATATTAGATGGGACACTTGCGCTCGCTTTTGTTCTCGGGCTGCGGAGCGTCGGCTACTGGCTCATAAACTGCAGACTCTGATTCTGAAAAATCAATTGTTTCCTGCTTCTTATTTTCCAACTGTGGGGTTTCGTTCGCCTGCACTGTTATTTGCTGTTGTGCTGCATCACGAATAGATTCAGCACTGTTTGGGGGTGTCATAGACAACTCTTCCTCTTCTCCGTCGGTTGCACTATCTAATTCTATTTTGCAAGCACGTGCAATGACAGTTTTCTTACACATTTGGTCTGTGAAGTTTTGATGCACACCACTTGTACCACGTGCTGCGCCCTGTTGCCACGACTTGCGTATTTGGTCCATTGTCATAACCTCCAAATGCTTGCTGCCGTCTTTGTAAATCACGACAGCATAAGCTGCTTTTATTTTTTCATTATTAATATTCTCAATTGCTGTCTCGTGTTTTATCAATTGATAATATCCGTTCTTGTCTACTCCGTAGACAAAATTATCTCCTTCATAGATGATTTGCGCAACAACATCTTGTATGTTAGTGTCACGCTTTGCACGCAATAGCTTTCCTGTGTAGCGTTCCCAATATTCAAGGGAGTTACCACAAGCAATAAAGTAGCAGTGCTTTTTAGGATGCTCTCCACGTATCACCATTTCGAGCAAACAATTACAAATGCTTAGTTTAGTGCATACGTCTATTGCTTTCTGCTTGGTGCGTGTCTCTATTGTTTGCAGGTATATCCACGCACTTTTAAGAGCATTACCTACATTATAATCTTTTGGCAGCACAAGTCCGCCTGATTGTTTTAGCTCTTCAACCTGTTTCATAACCGCATTTACGGTTTTTTCCTGCATTTCCTTTAATGCAGTATTACTTTGCGATGGAAGTTGTACAGGTGCTGTGCTTTGTTGTTGTGCTGTTGCTGTTGTTTGTTGTTGTGTCATAATTATTTTTTTTAAGAGTTTACTACTGTTAGTTCTTTGTCTTGCGCACTTACCACCAGGCGTATTTGCTGGCTTGCAGTCGGCAATATGTCTGTGATACTTTCTGCATTATCTATTATGATAGGCGCAAAAGCATTGTGATGCCTGCACATAGCGTTAATGATATCTATTCCACCGTTTATCTTTTCGCTGTTCGATAAATCTTGGTAAGGTGTGCCGTGCATAGTGCATTCGCACTTTGTTTTGATATTACCATTAAGGTGGTGTTCAAACATTGTAAATTTTACAATATCAAACATCTTATTCACTTTCTTTTCCAACTCTTCTATATAATATTTCACCAGTTGCATAGCTGTATTGTCCTGCTGCTCTAAATCTGTTAGCTGCTGACTAAGGCTTTGCTGCTCTGCTGTAAGTTCTGCGATGCGCTTTTCCTTGCGCTCTATCTGCTGTTTGTTTTGGAGCTGGTCTCGGAGTTGGTCTCGGAGCTGCTGTTGCCCTTGCTTCTGCTCTTTTATACGGTTAATTGCCTCCTGTTGTGTAGTGTTATCCTCTTCCTGCTCGAGTTGTTGTAACTTATCTTCCTCGCCTTTAATAAGGCTTGTGAGTTCAACAACTCTGCTATCCGTCGTGTAGTCTTTCTTTTCGGGTTGAGTGCCTTTTGCTTTTTCAAGTTCCTTTTCAAGATGAGCTATTTTTTCTTCCGCTTTCTGCTTCTCTTCTGCACAGCGTTTGCTTTCTTCCTCTATGCTCGCCTGCTGCTTTGCAATCTCTTTGGCTTCGACGTCCAGCAAGTCTTGTTTCTTTGCCTTGCTTTCATTGAAGTTACCTTGCAAACGCTCACGCAGACTGTTAATATCCTCTTGTGGAAGTCGCTGGTGGCACGTCGGGCATACCTCGTTAGCTTCGTCCCATTGGAAAGTTTCGTCCTCCACCTGTTGCCAGCGTGTGCGAAAATCTGACTTTTGTTTTTCCAGCAACTCTTTCCTGCGTTCGTTGCTTTGAGCATCTACATTGGCGTCTCTGATGTTCTTTCGCTGTTTGGCAATGGTATCTTCAATGCTGCTTATAACGCTTTCGTGAAGCTGCTCGGCTTCTCGGTTCTCCTTGTTGATTTTGTCTATGATGCTGTCTCGTTCAGCTTCATAGACTTGAATCTGCTTGCGGACAGCCATTTTGGCTTTGTATTTCTCATCGCTGCCCTTGCTTGCATCGGCAAGCATATCATCATAATGCTGCAGACCTTTTTCAATTTCTGCTATTCTTTTCTCAAGAATAGGGAAGTCGCAATCTTTGCTTTGCAGTTCTGCGAGTTCGTTTGTATGCTCGCTGATGCGGCTTGGAATTAGTTTGAGTTCCTCTTTTATACCCTTAATCTTGTATGCAAGGTTTTCTCTAAACCTTTCTATATCTTCATTTTCTATGTACTTTTCGAGTAGTGTCCATTCTTCTTTTTGAGATACGACATCAACAAAGTTTGTTTCACCTACCATCTGTTCGAGCAACATACGTTGTTCGCTTGGTGGTAAGGTTGGAAAGTACATAGGGTTGGTAATACTCTTAAACAGAGCTTCGGGCAATATATTTGCTATTTCTGCCTTGTACTCTGTTTGTGTGTACTTGTTTCCATTTACGAAATAGTTTGTAGTGTGTCCTGTGAGAACTTCTTCTTTTTGCCCTCGTGGTTTGCTCCACACATCTTTGCGAACCTTTTTCAAGAGTACGTCCACTCCGTCTACTGACAGCGTAAGCTTAACGCAGTGTTCCAATTTTGGAATTACGTTATTGTTTTCATCTTTGGTGTCTATGCCAAAGACGCTTGCGCCCTCGCTGTTCTTGTCGAACAACACCCATAGAATTGCATCTATGATGGTTGTCTTTCCTGTATGGTTCGCTCCATATATGGAAGTTACCGTATCACAGAAGTTGATTGTTTTCTCACCTAATATTCCTTTGAAATTTTTTAATGTGAGTGTTTTAAAAATGATTTTCATATAATTTTGTTTGTTTTGAATTAGTATTCGTAGCTTGTGGCGGAGTCGAACCGCAGACTAAGTTTATATCCTGCACCGTACAGTACACAAGCCATATAAAAAATGTGCAGCTCATCACGAGTTGCACATTCGATAAAGGTAACATCTGCCTCTGCAGATAATAATTATTATAGTCTATATACATAACAAAATACATTAGCTGCTACAGCGACTTATCACAAGCGGCTACAACTGAAAAATCAAGAAATCATATTATAAAAATGGAAAGAACCCACTCTCAATTCGATTGCAGCACCGCTAAAGCGTGCGGAGTGGGTTTATATTGAAATTTAGTATTGTTCAAAATTTATTTTAGATGTATGCTTTGCTTTTGCTCCTTTCGCAAAGTGCTATTTACTATCAAATATCGCCACGCAGTTAAGAAGTCTTCGCATATATACACCCATTCGTCCCCAGTTAGCCACCAAAATCACGATAGGCACTCTGTATATTTCCACTTGCGCAGTACCCACTCTGTGTAGAGAGAATGAAAGCGTAGCAGAATAGAGCTTACATACGAAGTTGTTTCCCACGCAAGCGACCCCAACAGCTATTCTCTTTACGTGTGTAAAGGTGCGTTGCGTACTTACGTCTAAAATTATATAGTATATTGTTTATGCGAGACAGACGCCAACCCTGCCTACTCTCTACGCTATGACGTTTTTGCGTGCTATATAAACAATATGTATGTTCTTTCTTTGTTCCTTTTGTATCAATAAGTCAAAGACCACTTTTAATAGTGGAGAGAAGTGGAATCGAACCACAGATTTAAGCTGCCTACCGTTTTCTAAGGCTTCTCTCCCTTTCGGCTTTTACTGTGAGGAAAGCCGTTAAGTCCTCTTTCTTGTACAGGGCTTTTCGCCCTATCTTGTAGATTGGAATGTTGAGCTTCTTAACATAGCTTTCTGAATAGCCCAAAAACTTTGCAGCTTCCTTGCGTGTCATCATTGCACCAGCATTAAAGCCTAATTTTTCCACAACCTTGTCGGCAACCTTGTCGGCAAGAATGTTAGCCATTCTGTTAGCTATTATGTCAAGCTCACGGGACATCATTCTTCTATATCAATCCCTAACTTTCCAAACCATTTGCAAGCTACATAAAATGCTATACAGCTTGCAACAAACACGAAAAGGTTTGCTGCCATTGCAGAAAACAATACACAGCAAAACGCTGTGATTGCCGCAATTACAGCAAACCTTTGCACCAACGACAGGTTGGCGAACCAGTTTATACAGAATATTTCTTTCATTTCTTTCATTTCTTTAAAATTATGCAGCGAGGACACTACAGGGAACAGTGCCAAGAAAACACTTGCGCCCCCGCTGCTGGTTAAATATTATCTCACAAAACCTGGAACGGATTTAATAAATCCTTTTTCGTCTCTTACACACTCGGGGTGCCCCGTTGCGGGGGCAACACAATCAGTGCGCCCTTGTGCCTTTGCTGCTGTCAGTACCAAAGCTGACACGATATACAGCGTGTTGTCGGCTGGCTCGGGCAATCCTGTAACTTGCCCAAATTCCTGATTGCATACCACGTTCTTATCAAACGGGGTGAAAGTTGCTGAAACTCTTGCCAGACCCTCACTGGCAAATGTTCTACCATCGTTAAGTGCGATGGGGTGTGGAGTGTAATTTCTAAATGCTGTCATAATTTTTATTTTTTAGTTTAAAACTTCTTTACAAACCCTAACTCTCTCGCTTTTTGGCGCACCATATTTTGCATATCAGAGTCGCATTTCCAATGCATAGCGTTATATACAGTGAGTTCACTCACCCCTAAAATTGCAGCAAGTTTTTTTTTGCTGCCTTTTTTTAATTTTATTGGCTTTCTGTTTGCCATATATTTTTTATTATTAAATTTGCAGACTAACTATAAAATAACTGTATGGTTACTAATAGTTGTCTGTGTTATTACGGTGCAAAGATAAATACTAATTTCAAATTATGAAACTTTTTATTTCAAAATTTGAAATTAAATGTCATTTTTAACAATACATAACAATTTAATAATTAGTAATTTTGAGTATGGATAATTCATTTACAGAACTAATTCTCAATAACTTACGAAAAGTTATGAGGGACAGAGGATTAACTCAAGCTGCTATTGCGGAATACGCTGGAACTTCTGCATCGCAGTTTAGCAAAATTCTTAATGGCACAGTTTCATTAAGCCTCATACAGCTTTCAGATATTGCAACTAATCTATCAATGCGTGAAATCGACTTGATAACGTATCCTGAAATTTTTATAAAGACTACTGAAAAGGAAGAAGACCCCGTAGAGGCTGTTCTTCAAATCAAATTAAGAAAAGACAAGAAAGACCAAGTTTTAAAATTAGTCTTTGGCGATAATAACATAGAAATCCTAAATAAATAAAGACTATGACAGTGAAAGATTTTTTAGAAGATAAATGCAAAGATGAATACTTTTCACCGAACGATGTAAAGGTTAAAATAGCATTAGGAATGTTTGCAGAACAATTCGCAAGTGAAAAAAATGGCTTTTCCTTGGAAGATTTAGAAGATATTCTTAGGAAGCATGGCATTAATGAAGAAGATTGTAAAACGTGCGAACGCTATGTTTCAGATATAGGCTTTTATTTATCAAATGATTACCTTTATAAGGATAAACTGGACGAGTATAAAGATAAATTTTAAATAATCTTGTATGGATAAGTATTTTGATATATGGGTAAAATGACCATTTTATTTAAAATGAAAGATACCTTTATGAATAAGAAACAGAAATGGTTTAACCTAATAGTTTTAGTTTCGCTCATCATTCTCTTTTGTTTTCTTCAATATAAAATTCAAGCTATCAATAGGAATTTAGATAGTATTGAAAATTCTATTTCAGATATTGAAAGTAAATTAGATGATGCTGAAGCAAGTATAAAAATCAATAGAAAAAACATTTTAGAGAATGAAGATGAAATTAATTCATTGGAATTGGATATTGATGATATAACAAATAATTAAAGAACATTTTATGAAAACATTAATTCTTTCCACTCTTGCTTTCATATTAAGTGGGCAAGTAAGCACCGAAGTAAAGACCAAGGAGGCAACAGTCTACATTTGTACTGGTCCAAAGGCGACAAAGTATCACGCAACACAAACTTGCCGTGGACTCAACAGGTGTTCGGGCAGCATCAGGCAGCTTCCCGTGAGCAGTGCAAGGTCAAAGGGATTTACGCCTTGCAAGATATGCTACTAATGAAAAGGCGCATTTAAATTCGTTCTGACGGCTTAGAATCTTTCAAACGATACAATTATCACATTTTGATTTTAAAACGCTCACAAGTAAAATAAACAGCCAATTTGGCGAACTACCAAACAAAGCAACAGTTCTGTAAAATGAAATGCAGGGCGGCAAAAGAAACAATAGAAACATTGATGAGTATCAATCAAAGAGCCTGCAAAAGGCTACCAATGATACCAAAAGACAAAATAAAATCATAAACAACAGTATTACAGATAGTTGCACAACAATAACTTAGCCCCATCGGGGTCACTAAAGAGAAGATACAAATAGTATCTTCTTTTTTTATGTAAAGCGATAATAGCAGATTATAAGAAAGTTACAAGTAAACATTAAATAAAAACAATAGCGTGTACGGCAGCGTAATCAGTCATTGCTTTTGTTCCTTTAGTTCTATTGTTTCTCCATGTTCCATTAAGCAACTTTCTGTGCCAATACCACTTGTTTTTTGTTGTGTGCAGTGTGTTGTGGCATACCACTTTATGTAAGCACAAAGTTTTAGACGTCTGTAATGTTCGTCTCAGACGTCTGTAACGTTCGTCTCAGATATCTGTAACGTTCCTTTCAGACGTCTGTTTTAAATCTGCCTCTAATCTATCGCATTTTCTTTATAAAATAAGGGTGTACACTATATGTTATACACCTTTATATATATAGCCTGTAAAAATGCACATTGGTATGTGTATGCTTATTAATGCACTCTTGTTGTTTGTTGCTTGTTGTTTGCTTGTGTGTGGTGCGCTTTGCAATAGTGTAGGGCGTAGAGTTAGCCTATATGGTGCAAAATGCGAATAAAGTTGCTTGTTCGAATAGAAAAAATCAGTAACTTTGCAGCGTAAAAAATAAGCTTAATTACTTAACAAACAGAGATGAACGAAGAAAAAAACAAAGGTGGAATGATGAGTGTTATTGCTGCTTTAGGTGCTAATGTGCTGGTGGCAATATCAAAGTTTATAGGTTTTGCAATATCTGGTTCGGCTGCTATGCTGAACGAGTCGATACATAGCATAGTAGATTGTGGCAACGAAATATTGCTGCTTGTGGGCAATAAGCAAGCAGCTGCAAAAGTGTCAGACAAACACCCGTTTGGTCAGGCTCGTGCAAAATATTTCTATAGCTTAGTAGTTGCTATGATGTTGTTCTTTGCAGGCGGTGCATTGGGTGTAATGGAAGCCACCGAAAAGTTGTTCCACCCCGAACACAATGTAGAAAACACGTGGCTTGTGATGGGTATATTGGTGTTCGGACTGATTGTAGAAACTGTTAGTTTGCGTGTTGCTATTAAAGAGATAAAAGCACTTAACAAAGACGGGTTGTCGCTTTACAGATTTTTGCGAGAGAGCCGACATAGCGAAATTCTTATAATTTTTGCCGAAGACAGTTGTGCCGTTTTGGGTTTGCTGATAGCTTTAGGTGGCACGTTGCTTAGCCATTTCACCAATAACCCATTCTACGATGCCTTGTCTGGTGTGTTAATTGGATTGTTGCTTTGCGGTGCAGCCCTCTTTTTGGCACGCGAATTTTACGGGTTGCTTATTGGCGAAAGCGTTACAACAAAAGACTTGCTGCGCATTAAGTCTGCTTTTAATCGCACCGAAATAAGTAAGCTAATTAATGTAAAGACCATACATTTAAGTCCTACAGATATTTTGGTTACGGCTAAAATTGATTTAAAACCCGAATTTGAGGCGCAAGCATCTGCCATAATTAACGATATTGAGCGAAATATGAGGGCAGATTTTGCCAACTACAACATATTTATATATATAGAAACCGACGAATATAAAGCCAACTATGTGCGTGCATAATGGAAAACAATAATAGACTGTGG